CGATGACTTTCTTGCCCTCTTTCGTGTCGTAGGCTTTCTTGAGCGCCACGACTCGAACGTCTTTGCCCTTCACCTTCTTGGTGCCGGGAGCGAGAACCTCGACGCGCGAAGCGGTGTCGCCCGTCATGTCTGACTTCTCGAAGTCATCGTCTTCAGACTTCTGGGACTCTTCGCCCTCTTCACCTTCGGCGTCATCCTCAGACTCTTCGGACTCCTCCTCGTCGTCATCGCCCGTTTTCTTGTCGAGGAGCTTGGCAACCGCCGCTTCGAGCGCCGTGATGCGCTCCAGAATCTCGGACTCGCCTTCATCCTCGGACTTGTCCTCTTTCTTGCCTTCTTTTTCGCCCTCTTTTTCGTCATCGTCCTTGCCAGCGGCTTGGGCCTTGTCCTCTTTGTTGATCCCCTTGCCACCACCATCGGCCTTCTGGTTCTCAACCATCTCGGAGACCTTCGTCATCTTCTCGCCGAGATCTTTGACCGCCTTGACGAGCTCGTCGTAGCTTCCGGCGTCCGTGGCTTTGTCGTCTTTCTTGCCGCCCTCGGCCGCCATCGCTTCATCGACGGTCTTGCCCATGTTCTTGATCGCCTGAGCCAGTTCCTTCAACTTTGACATAGGTCCCTTTCCTTTGTGATCATTGATTGCGTAGGATTGTCCCGCGCGTCCCTCTTCTACGAGAGCAAGATGGTTCCCAATGATGTTGGTTTGTTTGCCCTTGCCTGGGCCGGTTTGCTCGTACTCGGCCTCATAGCCACACGAGACTTCTCGCAGTCCAGACTTCACGAGCTGGATCGCCATTTTCACCGTGATCAGTAAATCCGCGAGAAGAGGCGTTTCACCATCTTCATCTTTTTCCGTACCGCGCCTGACATTTTGGACCACGCCTTTCGCAAGCGAGTCCCAGTTCTCTGGCGTGACCCAGCCTTCCGGATGTTTGATCGTGATCGGCTTGCCTTCAAAGCTAGCAATGGTCTCAGGCCGAAACACCTCTTTTGCATCTCGATAAATCTCAACCTGTCCATCATCATCCACCTCAAGCGGTGTCTCGCCCTCGCCGTAAGTCATCGCCCCGGTGCGGGCGATGGAGACTCCCAAGCACAGCAAAAACCCTTCAGGGGTTTCGCGGATGTTCTCGGAGAGTTTGACGGGCGTGTAGAACTTGGCCATGAGGCGCGATCAGACGATCAGTGCGTGGCGCCGGTCTGTCCTGTTTGGCCTGTGGCACCTGACTGGCCGGTCGCGCCCGCGGGACCCGTCGGGCCCGGGACCGTCGTGAACGTGCCACCGATCACGTAATTTTTACTCACCTCACCGTATTGATTTTTCAGGATCAAAATCGGCGGGACCGCCAAGGCGAGCGCTGAAAGCAAGAGAATGAGCGCCGCCGCGAGAACGAGTCTGACATGAGTCATGTAAAATTTTCTCCTTAGCCATTACGCTAAGGCATTTTTTACATTTCGCAATGAAAATTCTACTCGGTGTCAAAAAACGGGTTCTGGGTAACATCTACAATTGGGGAACGTTCCAGGGTGTCCTGTAGTGCCATCGTCAAGTGTTGGCGGGCTATCCCAGGAGAAGATTTGGCCGTCCAATTTACGGCCTTTGTAGCGCTTATGGGCCTCTCTCACCGACTCGTCGCCCGAGTTGCGCCAACGGTATTGAAGAGAACCCGCAGCCTCAGCGCGAGCCTGAGTAATTGACGCATTCGCTCGGGCTACTTCCGTTCTTGCAATAAGCATCGCGTCAGACTCGCTCACTTTGCCCGATGCCGCGAGCTCCTCTGCCACCTGATCGGCTCTCTTGCCTTCATACACAGCCCGCATTGAGAGTTCTTGCGCGCGCTGACCTGCCTTGAGCGGAATGGACTTGATGAGCTCCACCTGCTCAGTCATGAGCTTGGCAGCCGTCTCACCCACCTCGCGCTCAGCGACGTTGGCCTTGAGAAGTTTTCCGATCTCTTTTGAGCGTCGTCGATAAGCTCTCGAATTGGATTTCGCGACAGCCACCAGCATCTTGTTAGCCTGCCGACGCGCCCAAGGATCAATGAGCTGGGAATAGGCGTGAAGTGCGCGTTTCATCTCTTCAGGTTGTCTGATCTTGACACCATCGGTGTGCGCCTCAACGATGTGACCTGAGACCTTGGCGACCCAGCGAAGCGCGCGGGCGAATTGCGTCTCGGCCGAAATGCTAGGTTTGAAATGCTGTTTAGGCCTTTCCACGTCTCTCCTCGCTGTACCCGATCGCCGCCGCTTGAGCTCGGCTCGTCACTTTCTTGCCTGAGCCGGATTTCAGCGTGCCCTTGTAAAACTCTCTTTCATGGTACCCGCCACGCCTGGATCATTCACAGGCGCTCTTCTCCAGCCAATCCTTGATCTTCTGTTGATCTGCTGTCAGTTTCATCGAAGCCCCATCTTTTCGAGCAGTATCGGCGACAACACCCCGTCGATCTTTTCGGGATAACCAAGCCTTGAAACGCGCCCAAGCTCCATCTCCCACAGCTTTCTTTGCCGGTATTTGAGGAGCTTCAGGAGCCTCACCCGAAACGCCAGGCTTTTTACCTTTTCCAATTGGGATAACAGGGGCGCCAGTTTCTCCGGGCTCGCCGCCCTGACCCGGGATGGGTGGCTCTTCATTCTCAGCCTCTTCAATCTGCTCATCAGTGATGTGCGTGAAAAGCCCGGTTTCATCCGCGCTTTGTTTCAGCTCTTTCATCATGGTCTGGGTATCAATCCCGCCTGCCTCGTGAGCTTCGATGATGGTGTCGGTGTTCGTTTTGGCCACGTTGGCCTTGTCTACTGCCGACAGCTGCCAAAGCGGTGTGAACGTGAAGGACAGATCCTTGGGCACAGGCTTTCCAAACAGGGAACGCCAGAGCACCTTGATGAGCATCTCAACAGGATTGCGAAGCTTTGATTCTTGACGAGCTTTGATCCCGTCATAATACAGCCGAAGATCCGATTCGCCTGTAGCATTCATCCCGGTCGGGGATTGGCTGAAAAGTCGGATAAGAGGGATATCAGCTGAGCCCGAGAGCTGTTGAGCCATCTGTAAAAGCACGTCAGACAGCCCAGAAAATGCGTAAGTGACAGCCTGAAACACGTCATCCTTATCCATAAGCGTGAGTCCTTCACTGCTCTGGAATTGACGCATATACTCAAACTGTTTAATGAGTGCCTCTTGAGCCGCACCGCCTGCCGCCATAATCTCACGGAAGCCATCGATGCCTATAGTCCGGAGCTGCGCGCGGTTGATCAGATTGCCCGTCGATGCGACCGCATCTTCAAATTCAATCAGCTTATCCCAGAGCCTCTCCAGAACCGACTCACCCCACATCATTTCGGTGATCGCCTGCCAAAACGGCAGTTCGATCCCGATCATGCGAATGCAGCGCGTGTGATGGACTCGAACACGACCGTTAGCATTCGTCGTCTGCTGACCGCCAGGCTGCTGGCCCGGATCATTCAGGTTACTTCCGAGTACGATGTCGTAATACTTAGGCAGGCCCATCTCGGGCCCGGAGTCGATCAACTCACTTAGCACCGGGTACAGCTGCCAACGATCATAAACAACAATGCCCTGAAACTGGCCTTCTCCCACGGTGTCCAGATCTAAGGGAGTGTCAAGTTTTTGTCCTTTGATCTGAACCACACCGCAAGCGCCACCATACAAATCCCCCCACTTGATCGTCTTACAAACCGATGCCCAGATCTGAAGCCGGGACATCTGCACGTTGAACTCGGTGAGCTGTTCAGCGCCCTCATTGGTGACGATCTGAATGCCCTCGCGAGTCATGTCCTCAGCTTTGCAATCAATGATCTTTCCCGCGATCCATGATCCTCGGTAAGCCGCTTCGAGCTCGACACGATTGCGCGTGACGAGATTGAATTCGAAATGCCCATGGGAAAGGAGATTCTGTTCCCTGCCTTCGCCAGGAGGCGTGACGCCCAGTCTGGCCGCGAAATTCTGGAAGCCGTCCTGAGTTTTCCAAAGCGACTTCACATAATCCTGGTACCCATCATTGGCTGAATCGACTGTTCGATTTGAGCGCTGATCGGCAACGGCAAAGACTTTGGCTTCAACAACAGGTTCCATGATTTCCGCCTCAGATAAGTTTTTTCCAAGCTTCCAATTTATTCCCAGCTTGCAGCATGTCAACAATCGCGTCAAGCATCGGATCGATCTGGTCATCATGCGCGTGAGAGTCGTCCGCTGTGAACGCTTCGCACTCTGCGAGGAAATCTAGCGTAAAGGGTGCATCCTCAGGGACCGACACCATCTTGGCCTCGATGTAGCTCACACCATCCATTACCCGCGTCAATTTGTCCTTGGTTCGTTCCACGCCCTCGATCGGGATCTGATTGAGCAGTTTGATTTTCTGAACCAAGCCGGTGCCCGAAGACTTGTCCTCGACGATCATCTTTCTCAGCTGACCGAGCTTTTCCGTGTCCGCTTCTTTGTGTTTGGCCCAAAATGCGATGGCGCGCTTTTCAAGCTCAGGCGCCTCCCATTTGCCTCGAATCATGTCGAGGAGATAGATTTTGCCGTCGTCTCCTTTTCCCCAGCATTCAAAGACGGAGTAGTCATTCCGCTCTTTTGTTTTCTGAGCCGTATCGACAAAAATCTTTCTATGAGTGAGTTTAGGCAACACTGTATAACGATCAAACCACTCGCCACGAATAATGTTACCGCCGATCGCAACTGGATTTTGCTGATACTGAGATGCAAAAACATGACGGGATATTCGTGACCCACTCTGATCATTGCCCTCACCGCGTTCCATTTGCAGGAGCTCTGCAATCGGCTCTTTGTAAGGCCAGTAAGAGAACCGACCTTCCCCATCTCGCTCGATCATTGTCTGATATCTCGGATCAAGCCCTTGAACGTATTGCTCGTCAATCACTGCTGGGATCGTCACAAAGTGCCAATCCGGCCCAAGATTGCCGGCCTTCACAAAACCCGTCGGGTCCATCTCCGCAATTCGTTGCATGATGATGATGATCGGTGTCTTGGGATTGGCTTTTCGCGACTTGACCGTCGTGAGCAGCTTTCGATTCGCGTGATCGAGTTTTGTCTTGGAGAACGCATCTTCGGGTTTAATCGGATCATCGATGATGATGGCGCCTTGAAAGCCTGGTACCATGTGACCGGCTCGAAAACCTGTGATCTGTCCACCCAAACTCGTAGCGTAAACACCACCCGCGGGCTTGCCGTTCAACATCACGTTCCAGCGCTTTTTGGCCTTCGAGTCATCAGCAATCTCTAGAGGCCAGAGCTCCTGATACTCGTCCGAGCGGATCATATCTCGCGCTGCCTGCGAATTGAGGAGAGCCAAGTCGTCTGAGTAAGACAGATGCAAGAACCGACACCAAGGGTTCACCGCCAAACCGCGGGCGATGAGGTTGATGACGACCTCTTCGGTCTTGGACGAGCCGGGTGAAACGGTGATCACCACGTTCTGGATCTCGCAGCGGATGACTTTCTCGATCGTGTCAGCGATGTAGTGGTGGTGCCAGTTCACTCGAAACTTGATCGACTGGCGATGAAAGAAAAACTTGCGGGTGAAAAATAAATGATCCACCTCAGCTCGGTATTTCTCAACCGTCTGCAGGATGGTGAGCTGAGGAGGTGGCTCAATACTTCTTTTCGGCCTCTGCAAAGGCGTCTTTCAACTGCTCAGGTGTAGCAACCGAGACGGCGGCCGTGACTTTCGTTTCCTGCATTTCGGTGAAAAGCTTAAAGTGCTTACCTAGGAGCTCACAGCCCTTGAGAGCGTCTGAGTCTCGGACCTTTTTTTTCTCTAGCGCGATTTGGGCAATTCGCTTGATCACGCGCTCGGCAGTGATGTCACATTTCTTAGCCTGTTCATCAATGGCACGATCAACTTTTTCTTTGATGTCCAGTCTTGTCAAGAGCTGTCGAGCAATTTCACGAGCACTGCTTGCTTTAAAGCCTGCCGCTCTCGCCGCTCGCGCGCCGTTCTTATCTTTGAGATACTCGCGAATGAAAATTCGATGCCGTGGATCGGGCGTCTTACGTTTCGGCATTGCTCATTACCTCTCTTGTTGAGTGTAAGAGCAAAGGGCCAAATTAGCAAATTGTCAAGTAAAGTTAGTGGGGCCGGGCTTGAGTACCGGCTGTTACATGCAAATCGCGAATTACAAGATGGAAGCTGGGGGATTGCTCGATGGAGTGGGATCCACGGTGAGTGACGCCAAACGATCTTTCAATTCCGCAACCTCAAGCAAGAGTTGATTTCGTTCATGCTTTAACTTGGAGAGATCAGAAAGGCAAGCGTCTCTTTCGCTCTTCATGATCACCAGCATCTTTCTTACCGTCGAAAGTTCGTCATGCATGCCGTTTTTGTTCTGTCCCACAAGTGGGACAAACTCCTCTCTGGGCTAAAAGGGCCTGCTCTAAAGCTTGCCTGAACAGCCGTCCGGTGTCGATCCCGAGTTTACGAGCCTCTTTCACCTTGGCAGCATCGAGCCGCACTCCAAAGCCCTTCAGCGGACCCATGAACTCCTTGACTGTCATCTTTCGTGAGCAATCAAAGGCGTGATTCTTGATCTCGCCACATTCGCTACACTCTTTCATTTTCCACTCCGAATCACTTTTGCAATGCCTTGAATTGATGCTTTCATTCGTAAATTAAATTCTGCCGCAAATGGCTGTCGCGTATCCAGCACCCACTGATAGAGGTTAGCCTCAACGATTTTTGCACATCGTTCTCTCTCAGCCTCAACGGCACCTAACTCATGACTTTCCAATTTCAATTTCTCTCCCGTGATTTGTTCAAACAACTCTCCAAGATCAGAAGGTTGAAAATTTTCCTCACGCAACATCATTGCACCAAATCTTTGAGCTAAAAAATCTCTGATGTGCGATTCGATAGTTGCCGTATTTGCGCTCGTTTCAAAAATTTCATAGATCCCGTTCGTGATCGCCTCTTCTAGGGTTTTAGGTGTTCCTTTCATTTGCGACACCCCTTCTCTAGCCACCGCATGGCGGCCGTTCGAGTCCGAAAGCGTTTGACTACACAAGTGCTGTAGACACATGCCATGACGGTTCTTTCGGAAATCCAGTGAAACGCTCCGAGCCTGCGCCCGAATTGCAGTTTCAAAAATCCGATCTTGCCGCCGTCAAACACCTTCCAGACGTATTTTTGCTTTTTCATAATCTCATCGTCTCACATTGTACTACTTCTGTCAAGCTTTGTTATACCGATCTAGGAAGGTGATTTTACTCGTTACTGACACCAGTTTGGCCTTGACCGCACGCCGCTCCTGCTTGGTTTTCTCAGTGTGGCACGCCCGACACAGCCCTTGTAGCCCACTCGACGGACAAAAAAGCCGCGCAATAAACCCCCCGTCCACGTCTCCCACCGCCTCGATATGATCAATTTTCAGATCCGGCGTCCGCTTTTTGCATTTTTCACAGCGGCGAAACCCACTTTTGTCAGTACAACGTTTGACGACGAGCTGCCTGGCATAGCATCGATGCCAGACGAGCCGTATTGCATTGCGAATCTTTTTTATCTCCAAAGGACCCAATCCATCTGTCTTTTTTAATTTTTTTCCCATGGCTACCCTTCCCGCTACCCTAAAACTACCCCTAACGAGTAGCGACTTTTTTGCAAATTTGCCTCGTAAATTTGCAGTTTTCGTTCAAAACTACCCCACTACCTCAACTTTTCCTACTTACATCCCCCTACGCGTGTGCCACATGCGTATTTATACATCCCTATACGTATATCCTATATACACCATACCTATACCTGTAACTGTAAATAGGGGTAGTAGGGGTTGTCCTACATAAAAACCGGCGATTTTCCCTCGCGAATTGGTGTTTTTAATCGCTACCCCTTCACCCTCAAAAAGGGGTAGCTTACCGGTAGCACAGGTAGCACCCTTCACTCTCGCACCCAACATTTCCCATCTATCCTGTCGATCTTTCTTACGCGTCTAACAAAGCCTAACCTTCGCATGATTCGCCCAATCCGTTTGCTATCAACCATATTGGGGTGTCCATTTCCGTTGGTGATGTGAATGGCTCGCCAGAGCTTGGTGGTGACAAAGACACCGTGAGGATCACCTGCAATGATCGTTTTAATGTCAGACTCCCAGTCATCCACGTCAAAACGCTTTTCTTGCTCTCTGATAGCGTGAGCTTCGATCTCCTTCGAGAAATACAACTGCTCACCGAGCCCATAACGTACCCGAGCCTCGGCCCAGAGCTGATCCCGATTGTCACGAAGCCACTGCCTATTGACCTGACTCACTCGGACAGGCCAGAACCGACGGTTTCCCGTTTCGTCCGTGAAATATTCTGAGGCGTTGGTTGAGCCTACAAAGATGGACTGACGAGGATAGTCCTCCGCTCGTCGGCCGTAGGACATTCGAACCCGGTCCACTTGGCGTGAGAAAAAACTTTTCACCGCTTCATTCTCTCGTCCGCGAATCGAGGCAAGCTCTGAAAGCTCGATGATCCACTTGCCAGTCATCTGATCGACGACGTCCTTTTGTTTGATGTCGCCCAAGCCG